CTTCTCATCACCGGGGTCCAGTTACCTGTGACCCCGGTCCGTTCACGATAGCGACCTGACTTCTGCTCTGGAAGAAAGGTTTCGAAGTAACGGATGCGCTTTCCGGTTAATTCTGACCGGAAAGTCCTTCCCTTAGATTCAACGTCCTTAAAGAAAGGAGTAGTCTCGTCCAAGGTAAGACCGAGCTTCGTCAAGCCGGGCGGGGTGATATGACTATCGCCCAACTCTGCAAGACGATCCGACTGCGACAGCTGACTAAGTCTAGCCCATAGATACGGAGCGTGGCGTAACTCAGGATCCTTTCGAAGATCTGGTTCGAAAGCCAGATATTGAAAGGTGAGTCGTCCATGCACGTCCCTAGTAGGGTGTCGAACGTAGTCTTCAAGATCGTCGGAGTGCTCACAATCTCGGATACCAGAGGTATCGGGGTAATCGGAAGGAACGAAGAGGGGTTTCCCATCCTTCTTAATCTTTCCGAACTCCGAAAGCAAAAACCTACAGGTACCAGGGATCTCGTACGGGTTCCAACGGCGGATTAAACCGTTGAAGGTCTTGTACAAGAGCGCTTCGTACCTACGTCTCCCGACGTAGGATCTATCGTCATCCCCCCCAAAAAGGAAGGGACGAATGTCGACGCCGCGGTAATAGTCTTGACCGCAGGACTCCCTGAAATAACCATCTGCAAACGTTTTGTCAACGTTGATCTTCAAACCTAACCTATCGAAAATGTCTAGCACAAGGCTATGCATCTCGACGGGGTAGATAAGATCGTCGCCGTAAACAGAAATCACGCTAGACTCGTTAAGTCCAACATGATCTCGGATTGCAAGCAGTAACGACAGGAAAACAAGAGTCTGGAGAGGGAAGGTAAATCCTATACCCATCGTCGAAAACGTTTCCGTTTCGATAATGGAACCATAGAAAGATACTTTCCGTATCCGTCCGAACTTCAGGGCAGAAGCCCATGGTGCGGGACAGATCCGATCGACAAGCCAGACGGTTATATTGTCTGATGCAAGCGATTGGTCAGCCGTCACGAGAGAACCCGTGATGGAGCCGAACCGCGCAAGTTCTCCATGAGTCGCTTGAAGCGATCTAATGTCGTAACCATATGCGCGCAATTTATCTTCGAGGAGACGGCCTAAGCCCCCTGAGTACAGAGTACCCAGAGTTGTATTAGGCATAATCAACCTCTTAGATTTCCAGGTCTTGTTGACAAGAACGGCCTCGAGGATGTCTACAGGCAGTGTGAGTGGAACCTTACGGTTCACTGCTCTTTCGACGGCGTAGTTATACGCTGGTCTATTCCAACAAGCGTAAAGCTTGTCGAACCACTGTATGTGATCATCTGAACCCGTTATTGGGGCCTCATAGCGCTCGCCTTCACAGGCTTTGCGCATGGGAATCCCGACGGATGACTTCTTGCCAAACCGTGCTCTCTCTAAGACGTCAAACTTGGAAAAATCACCAAGAATGTCTTCTACATAGCCCCTCGCGGAAAAGAGTATCGACTTTAAGGTCGAGTCCTCTTGAACTTTAAGGGAATTGATTCGAGCTTGATTATCCAAAAATTTCTTTTTGGAGTCCTCAAGAACCTGAATCTCAGTGTAGACGTCTTTCGAAAAAGTGTACTTCTTAAATAAATTAAGAAGTTGGTACCGAATCTTAGTTTCTAAGACCGGCCTTGACGGAGTGAGGGAGAATTCCATACGTCGGAGTTGTTCTATATTGCGCTTTGAGATTACCCAAAGCATACGCGTATAGAAGTCGCTGTCGACGAAGGGCTCGAAGTCCTCGAGAAGAGACCTAGCAAGTGACCAAGCTAGATCATCGATCGAATGGTCGTTACGATCCATTTTATACTCCGAATGGTCTTACGGGTATAGAATAGTACGATCTTTAGAGACCGCACCAGTTGAACCGTGGATTTTATCCCACGGCCCACGCTACGCAAGAGGACCGGGAGGTCCCCCCTGGTAAGCATATCTAACTTCCGTTAGGTAAGCGAACCAGCGCTCCAGAAGTTGGCGGTATCGGAATCAAACAGCAGCTGAGCTGCCAGTTTGTTCAGATCCACCGCATCTGCAGCGGCCAGTTCCGGGTGAACTTCGCGTTCAATCCGGATGACGTTGTTCACATAGGTGCCATCATCAAGGAGCATTGGGACGGTCAGTGAAGCCGTCTTCTTGTCCCGAGAGTACTGGCCCGTTGAGAGCAAGGTCGGAGGGCGATATCGGAAGGTAGCGCTTTCGCGCACCCGGAAATCAGCCGTAGCGGGCACAACGAGGTGGACCCCGTTAGGTACCGTAACGCCATCGTCCGCGAAGACTTTGGCAGAACCACTGGAGGCACTAACTGTGGCCCCAGTGAGGATGGACATGTCTTTCAGGCCCATATTTCACTTTCGAGTGAATCCGACGCCACTGAAGGCTTGCATTAGCAAAGCCAAGTGGTCGACGGTTTGGTTGAAGGTAACATCCCGAGGATTGCTCATTGGGATGGGTGGGAGGGGAAAGTCGAGATTGCAAACGCGATCCATGTTCCGTCTTTCGACAGTACACGAGCCGCCGGACTGATGAGTTAGGTGATCAAGATCAAATCCCGTGTAGGCATCGATGCAAGTATAGTCATCGATTTGACCATCAACGGTAGTTGTCCAATTACCTAAAACACGCAGACCAGGACGTGGGACAGCGGCTTCAAGCCAAGACCCCACGCTTAGAAAGCGATCAACGACAAACGAGAAAGGAACAATTTCCCACAGTGCTGCTGGCACCGCACCTAGGTCAAGACCTAGCATGCGATTGAGCTGCTCATTCTTGGTCTCAAAGACCTCGTAGAGCACACCGGATGAAACCTTCGTCTTGTGGACGGAGTTCCTTCGGATCTGCATTAAACAGACCCCACTAGGGACGATGGTGTGAAGCTCTTCACCTTTATAGGTTATTTCTTCACCACCACGGGCTACTGCTCGAGCAGGTTTCGAGGCATTATACACCTTAGTATACGCTTCGCCGATGCCTTGCAATTCGTATAGGAGGGGTTTCCACCCCAGTCTATACTCAAGCCAGGCAGCGGCAGCGGCGTCTACGAGTGATTTGCCTCTCTGCTGCCAAGTCTTCCTCGCACGGACAATCTTCTTTAGAAGCGTCTGTGCGTGGTTGAAAGGGTCTTTGAGCATACGCACAGTTTTTGCAAACTCCGCTACCGATACTAAACCCTGGGCTTCCGATTCACGCATACGCGAGTATGCAGAAATCATGGTCCTTGATTTAGCGTCGGCTACTCTAGACTCAAACCACGAAGGCCTATTCCAGTTTGGAAGGAATTCAGCCACCGTATCCCCAACAACAGCACGAGCACCCCAGCCCTCATGAGGGCCGAAGAACCAATTCACAGGTCGTGAACTGATTCGTGTTCGTGTCATTGTGACGGGATTCATGAAAACCTGACCTTCCGACTGCCGCTCTTTGAAGCGGGGAATCGACTGATCAGAAATCGTACGGAGTTCTCCTTGAGCTCCAGCAGGGCCCAGGTGTAGCCGTGGATCACCCGTTGGCGCGAGCGCCACCGTGTAATCCTGGACAACAACCTGAGCCAAGCTGATGCCCCCGGATTTTCGCGTACGAATCATGAGGTTCCTCCAGTAGAGCGTGGTAAGCAGGATTGCTTACCAACCAGAAAATCCC